ATTTTCACTATCCTTTGGTTCGGATTTAACATCTTTATCTGCCTTGCCTTGACCTAGAACACGGTTTAATTGCTTTTCCATTTCTACTGGATCTGGTTTAACCGCATCACCCGTAAAATCATTTAGACAGAATTCACTATTCCAAATCTTTTCAAGTTCCTTTTCATCTTCTGAAATTGAACTAGGTGCTTCCCATTCACAACGATCATACTTGACTTCATTTGCTTTGTTCTTGTACACTTTCAACTTGAAATTACAACCCGTGAACAAATCAGAAACATCAATAGATTCATCATCGTCATATTCAGGGAATAATTTTGCTTCAATGTAACCTTGAATAGTTTTAGGATATTCAAGTACAAAAACTTTACCCTCGTTGTGTGGATTTTTTGGATCTTTCACAATTAAGACGTTAGCAAAGAATTTCCATTTTCTTGAACGATTACGCACACCTTGTTTAACTGGAGAACTATCAGGTAGATCCTTGAATTCTAAACCAGTACCAGCAATGGCATCGGTATTGTAATTACATACAGGACAATCATCCCCAAAAGTAGTAGGGCATACAGAATTAAACCATTTGCCATTTTGCTTAAATTGATGTTCGTATTTGGAAGTCCAAAATGGGATTTCATCTTGGTCAAGATTTTCATCTTTTGCTATTTCATAATCAATATCTTTAGAACTAGCAGGTAAGAATCGTAAAACAGCACTTGCCATTCCTTTCTTATCCAGTTCATAAGACCATTTACGATCATCATCGTATTTGGATTTCTTTTGTGATTCAATACGTTTCTTTAGAGCGTCCGTATTAGTCTTTTTACGCTTTAAAATTGACTTAAAATTCGCCATTAGTTTATTTCCTTTTTTAGTTTAATTAAGTTTTTTCAGTTTGTTTTCAACATTATACCACATTAGATGGTAGATGTCAATCAGTTTTTTCAGTTTATTTCATTTTTATAAATATAAACAGATGGAATGAAAATATCAATTTCAAACCACCCTAATCACAACAACAATTTTGGAGAATTGCCACTATGCTTACTACTATTTATACAGTTTACAAAACCACCAACCAGATAAATGAAAAAATCTATATTGGTGTACACGCCACAACTAACCCAAATGATGATTATATGGGATCTGGCAATTTAATCAAAAAATCAATACTAAAACACGGTAAAGAAAATTTCATCAAATCAATTCTATTTGAATATGATAATGAACAAGATGCTTACTTAAAAGAGAAAGAACTTGTTAATAAATCATTCATCCAAAGAAACGATACATACAATCTAATGTTAGGTGGTTATGGATCGTCTGGATTTTCTACCAAAACCAAGTTAAAAATGTCCAAATCAAAAAGTGGTAAAAATAGTCCACATTTTAAAGGATATTATATAACTCCTTATGGTAAATTTATAACATCAAAAGAGGCAACAACAAAATTATTATCTCTTTCATCTGTTAAAAATTGGTGTAAAAATCCAGATAAAATTATATCTAATAAATCATACGTCCAATCCCCATATCTGAAATCTTTAAATGAAAATCCAGTAGGAAAATCACCAAGAGATATAGGGTTCGGATTTATGTATTTTATTCAATGATTTCAGATACTATTCCAGCACCAACAGTCTTACCACCCTCACGAATAGCAAATCTTACCCCACTTTCCATACCAATTGCCTTGAATAAATCAAAAGATATGTCAACTTGATCACCTGGATTTGCTGAACCAATTTCATTCAAGATTTCAATCTTTCCTGTAACATCAGTAGTTCCAAAGAAGAATTGAGGTTGATAACCTGTTACTAACGGAGTATGTCTACCACCCTCATCTTTTGATAAGATGAAAATGTGTGCTTTACCCTTAGTATGAGACTTGATAGAATTAGGTACTGCCATAACTTGACCACGTTCAACTTCATCACGTTTAATACCACGTAACAAAATACCTACATTCATTCCTGCTCTTGCTTCTGGTACATCTTTTCTGAACGCTTGTGTACCCGTAACAACGATTTCACGATCATCAGATTTTAATCCGATTAGTTCAACTTTGTCACCAACTTTTAATACACCACGATCAACCTTTCCTGTTACAACTGTTCCACGACCCTCAATTGAGAATACATCTTCAATAGGCATCATAAAAGGTGATTCAAAATCACGAACTGGATCAGGAATACAAGTATCTAAAGAATCCATTAATTCGGCAATACATTTAGTATCTTCTGAATCAATTTCACCCTTGTCCATTGCTTCCATTGCCTTTAATGCTGAACCAAATACAAAAGTGACATTTTCATATCCTTGAGATTCTAATTGTTCATCAATTTCCATCTGAACTAATTCTGCCATTTCGTCACGATCTTCATCGTCCAACATATCCATTTTGTTCACGAATACAACAATTGACCCAACATTTACTTGTCTTGCTAACAAAATGTGTTCAATTGTCTGTTTTTGCGCTCCATCCGTACCTGATACTAATAGAATAGCACCATCCATTTGTGCTGTTCCTGTAATCATGTTTTTAACATAATCAGCATGACCTGGACAATCAATATGAGCATAATGTCTTGATTCTGTTTCATATTCAATATGAGAAGTATTAATTGTTATACCACGTTCTTTTTCTTCTTTAGCATTATCAATCTTATCAAAATCTAACGCCTCTCCCCCAAATTTAGCAGAACAAAACTTGCTAATAGCAGATGTTAAAGTTGTTTTACCGTGATCAACGTGACCAATAGTTCCTACATTTACGTGTGTTTTCATTTTAAGTTTTTCCTTATAGGGTAGATTATATTCATAATAACATACCCCTAATGTCATTATAATTTCGTCACTTAACGTATTTAAGTAACACTTGTTTAATTTTACCATTATGTTCAATATTAATAAATGGATTCAATTTTTCTTTCCTTTTCTTTGATAATTCCCAAATTGGATTATCACATTTCACCTTATCCATCCAATGAACTAATCTATCCAAAACTATTAAAGTTTCAACTGAGATTAATCCTTGTATGTATAATCTTTCAATAATCGGTAATTGTTCAACATCCTTGTTAATAAATACATCCTTGAACTCAATCTGATTATTATACATTACTTGATAAATTCCATCCATATCTTTATCAAAATAATAGGTTGAATTTTGAATATACTTTTGATGTTCCCAAAATTCATCCACGATAGTATCTAAATTCAAATCACCAACCCAAAATATATCATTATGATTGAATAATGAAAACTTGATAAAATCTGGATATTGATCCTTGTACCTCTTTGCTAACGTAGTAAATATCCTTTTGTTTTTGATTTTTTGAAACTTACTCCAACTTGCGGATTTTATATTATATCCGTATTTTGACATATCAAATGATGTATTATAATGCAACTTACATGCATGAAAAATCTGATATGCGTCAAAAGTATCGTATATAATTGCAATTCTCCTAATAATTTAATCGTTATAAATAATAGTATAACACAAATAACAAAACCTGTCAAGTGCTTCAACACTTAAAACAGGTTTCTAATCAAAATAATTCTGGAGAATTAAAATGACTAAACCTATTTATATCATATACAAACATACCTGTAAAATAACAGGAAAATCTTATATTGGTCAAACTTTCAAAGAATTAGGATTTGATTTTATTTCATTCTAATTTTTCTATTCAATCTATTCTTTGAAAAGTAACACCTAATATCCATATACCAACTAGGCATCCATAAAGTAAATGTTACAATAGCAATTAAACTACATAGAATGTCTACCCAATTTGATAACCATACTTCAAACCTTATCAATAGTTTAGTTCTTAATTTCATATCAAGTTACCACTAAAATTGTACCACTATTAAGAACTTCGATATTATCAAATCCATTATCCATTTGACTAAACCACCATTTTTCAATGTCTACCCAAACTGAACATTTATGATTTAAACTGATCAATCTTAGTTCACCATCAGATGTCTTTCTGAATACTAAAGCAGTATGACTATCACCGTTATAATCAAATGAGATTATATCACCCTGTTTAATATTTGGTATTGGTTTATCACTTGTAATTTTTTTCATCAATTCTAACATTATAAATTCCTATTTCAAAACATCTAAAGCATTTGGATAAGTTTCTAAATACTTTGGGTTAATTTCACCAAGTTCATAATTTGAACCTGATTGTGTTATTATACACCCTTTTTCAACTTTGTCAATAGTTGATGTGATAATATTATGACCATCTTTAAATTCTCTATGATTATAAACCTTACCCATTACACACGAATGTCTTAATTCAGGTGCTTGATACGGATCACTTTTACCATCAAATATTATTGACCAATTTTCTATTCTCATTATATTTCCTTTATTTGGTGCGGTTGGAGAGAATCGAACTCTCATACCCATTACAGATGGATGGTTCTAAACCACCAGCATATACCTATTTCGCCACAACCGCTTAAATTTGGTATCCTGTGAAAGAATCGAACTTTCCAATCAAGTTTCGTAGACCCGATGCTAGTAAACCACTAGACAAGATAAATTCAGAGAGTGTGAGGATCGAACTCACAAGACGCTATTAACGTCCACGGTTTAGCAAACCGCTCCAATAACCATTCTGGCAACCCTCTATAACTTTGTATCATATAGTAGTCATAAGACCCTCTTAT